AATGTTGTGTGGTGCTGTGGCTGCTATTGCGTCCTCTGGTGAAGAAGGTGGCCCTTCTTCTATGCCTGACTGTGGCTGACCTACCTGTGCTTGTTGTGGTGGTGTGTCAAGGAAGTCTTCGGGTAGTCCTAATTGTCTAACCACTTGTTCCAAGATCTTTCGTTGAGGTACACCTAACTGAACTAATGTCGGTATGTTTGCGAGAAGTTGTTGGTTCTTTACTTGCTCGCTTAAAGGTGTTGCTGCTTGATCTTGTGCGAAGATCTCAAAGTCTCCTTTGATGTCGGCAGGTCTTACATTTTGTAATTTATTATCAAGAAAGATAATGTTGTCGCCTCCATCGTCCATAAATGTAGCAAGCATAGACAGATAAGTAAAAGCCAGCAACTCAATAGCAGCATCTCGTTCACGAGCCATTCTACCAAGTTCAGTAGCAGAATAACTTGCCAAGGCTACAATTTCACTTGCGGTTGCTTTGAGTGCTTCACCACGGGTAAACGGTGCGAGGAGAGATCCTTTGTCTTTATCAGCATTTACATTTTGATAGTATTGTTCTAACTCTGGTGGTGTTGGGTTTTGTGGAACCGCTCGCATAACACCAGCCAAGTCTTCGTCATCAACCTCAATAAACAATCCGTCTATCCCTGCTGTAAGTTTAGCCATATCCTCTTCGTCTAATGCTCCTGCTTTTACAAGATACTGACGAGAGGCTTTACGGACAGCATTAGCCTGAAATGATCTAATTACATTTATTTCATAGAGTTGATCGTAGATCCTCTTCATAGAAGAATAACCGTCAAGAGGACGATCAGGGATACGGTTAAAGTAAAGAGGCACGACAGGAACAACTGGTTTGTTATTGACTGTGCGAAAAGGAATAAAGTTTGCTCGTTCTAAAATGTTATTGCCTTGTCCGTGTTGTGGAGAGTAGAAGATCAATTCGTCTAACTCCATATCAAACATCTCAACGATCTCAACATACTCTTGATACTGTGCTGGTTCGTCTGGGCTGTACTGATAGTCAGGGTGGAAGAAGTCTTCTTTGTGAACTCCGTGGAATTGTTTATTTCCAAACTTGGCTTTGGCTTCGTCTATTGTAATGTAGTAGCGGTGCCCTACAAACTTGGACTTGTCCCAACGAGAAGCATTACGATCAACGATAATGTCCCAGCAAGGAACTGCTATGGGATAGATCTTGTCGTAGAGTTCGTCTTCGTCATCATTAGGCACCAGCTTAAAGAAAGCCATAGGATAGATCAAAGACATCCTCGCAGCATTTTCTATTTCTTGTCTTGCTCTTACCAAGAAGTCATTAGCAATTGCTTGTGCTTTCTCGTGGTGTCCTTGGTTGCGAAGTCCTTTCTTTAAAACAACCGAAGGGTTCTTGGCAAATAGAGAAGCAATAAAACTTTCTATGTAGCCATAGGCATCACTTGTTTGTATGTTAAGCATTTGTTCTCCGTGAAGAAGAAAGTTGGCTCCTCGGTTGTCCCAGAACTCACACTCGTAGGCTGCTTTGTACCTTTGTAATTCTTGTCTTTGATGCTCCCAGTACTCTTTATGTGCATCATAGATCTCTGCTACTTTACTTGCTTTCATTTATTTCTCCTAATAAGATCCTTTACTGTCGCCACCCTTGACGGTCCAAGGAAGTTTCTTTGTTGCTTGTTCGGCTCTTCTCTGTCGTTTGAGTTGGTTAAAGAAGTGTTCTTGCTGGTTGTGAATAACATTTATGGGTATGTCCTTACAAGCATAATAGGCAAGGGCCATAGCCATTACCTTATCGTCGTGTCCCGAACGAGGGTGCTTTGGTTTTTTGTTTTCGTAAATGATACTTCTTAACTCATCAATTACACTTGTAAATAGACTATGGATAATAGTATCGTCTATCAAGTCTCGTAAGCCCTCAAACAATAAAGGTCTTGTCTTCTTGGTGGTTAGGAAAGGTTTGCCTTTCTCATTTCTCCACAGCCAACGAGAGTAGCCCATTTCATTTAGTTTATGTAAGACCACCTGTCCTGTGTTATTGCTCTCAACAATTATCTCTGCCATGTTCCATAGACAACCAAGATCAAATAGTTGTTCTGCAAACTTGGAAGGTGAGACCTCGTTGGACCACCAGAAGGCAACAGGTTGTCGGGAAGCAAGAGAAACGATACAAGCAACAGAATAGTCTTGTCCTAACCCAGCCCCAACATCAACACCGATAATGTAATCCACACCGTTGAGAGGGTCTCCTATGGTCTTGTAATTACCCAGAGGTTCCTTTATGGGTTGGATCCTATCAAGGGCAACACCGTTAAAATAATTCTTTCCTGTAAAGCGAAAGGCTTCACTTACGGTTCCCGGATATTCACGGTAAAATTTTTCTTTACCTAATGAAGCAAGTTGCTTTCGTCTCCAATAGAGTTGGCCTCTGGTAAGGTTCAGTTGTTCCATAACAACTGCTTCGTTGTCTCTTATCTTAAAATGTGGTGGAGGTTCTGTTGTGTAGTCCTTATGTTCCGTCCAAGGATAGAAGCATAGTTTCCAGCCGTTCTCTTCGTTTGTCTCAATTGTTTCCATAATGAGTTGGTGGAACTTATCACCCATTTCGTTGGGTGTGCTCTCAATAATAACTTGACCTTCACCAGCAGAAGCAAGGATAGTAGCAAGAGTTTCTTCTTGATCTTCATAGAAAGCAAACTCACTCAAATGGATACAATCCAACTGGAAGGAACGGGTCCCTGTTCTTGCACCAGCAGTAAAGGTTCTAATTGTAGCCCCAGACTGTTGGAATTCCATTTGTTCTGTGTTGGCTTTTGAGGTTGGTTTCTGTAAGTTCTTTGGTAAATTATTGTAGAAGGTCTTATCCATCTTGTGTAGGTTCATAGCGGCTTGGTGGTTATGTGCGATACAAGCATAGGTTCTCGGTTCTACATCCATATAGGCTTGGTAAAACATCCAGCCTCTAACAAGTGTGCTTATCCCTAACTGTCTTGCTTTTAGAATAATAATTCTATCGTGCTGTTGTAGTGTTTCTAATAGATCTTGCTGGGAGCCATTTAGGTCAAAGTAAGTTAGTCTTGACTTTGCCTTGTTGTAGATCGTCAGCATAGGAATAAATTTATCTGCTTGCATAGGTTCCTTTCTTATTATGGTAAATAGTAAAGTCAAAAAATAGTGGCCGAATTTTGTACCACTCTATTACAACCATAGCACTATCCAGAACACTTTGGGGGGTGGGGGGTAGTGCATCACTACTATCAAAACACCACCACAAAACAGTCATAAAAAAAAGTAAAAAAACTTACACAAAAGACTTGACAATCCCCCGATAATGTGTTATAATATATACATAACGAACAAACAAAAGGAGTTAAGTTATGTCTACTACAAACAACAACACCCGCCTTACGGTGGAACAACTATGGTGCCTAATAGATCTTGCCTTCCCAGTCAAGACACAACACTTTCGGGACAACGGGATCTCGGGCTTGGGTGATGGGATCTTCTATTGTCCCAGCAAGACAGCACAGAATAATTATCGTGTCCGCTGCTGGACTGTGAAAGAGATAGAGAAACTGCGAGCAATTGTGGAATGCTTCGGCTACACTGTCAGCTTAAGCCAAGTGTCTGGGAATGACCGTTGGCCTCGTGTTTGGTACACCGCAGAATAACCCCATAGTCGCACGAGGTTGCCCCGTAAGGGGCTTCTCTTGTGCTGATAGGGGTAAGACAGCGGGACAACACTACGAGGCTTTCTTGGTTAGTTCTTTCAGTCTTTCTGCAAAGTCCTGATCTTCCTTGACCTCTCGGTTCTTGTCTCGGTACTCTTCCAGATCTTTGATAAGTCTGGATAGGGTAATGATGTCGCTTATGCCTGAACTGCGGATCTTGCTTGGGTCTTCTTCCAAGTCCCTGATAAGTAATCCAACCAATTCCCACAGCACTTCACCGTGGTCTCTATTGCGGTAAGCACGGGCAATTTTGCGAACTTGACCCTTGTAAGAAATAGGACGAGCCATAACTATTCTCCTTTATTTGATAGTAATGCGGGCCTAACCCGCTCTTATCTAACTATTACGATAGAGAACTAAAAGCCTCTGGATAGTGTACTTTTATGTAGTTTAGCACACGGGTTAGTTCCTTATCGGTGTCCCATAAGCCAGCCCTGCGGGCTGGATCTTGATAGATCTTCCACATAAACTCGGCACATTTCTTATTGGTTTTTCGTAGCCACTCTTGGTGTCTGGCTTTGATCTTTTCGCTTGGTGTTTGTTCCATAACTTCATTACTCCTTTACTATTATTATAACACATTTCTTTGAGGTTGTCAAGTGGTTTCTGTAAATTATTTTTCTTTATTTATTTGGTCTCAAACACTTGACAAGCATAGCCTAACGGGTTATATTATACAGGTAAGGAAAACTTTTTACAAGAAACTTTACATTAGTTAGGCTTTTTCTTTTACAAGAGACTATTTACTATGTAAGCGAATGAAAATAAATGAAACTTTTTTCACTTTACACTTGACAACCTACAATAATTATGTTATAATAATAGAGTAGGGTAAAACAAAAACTACAAAACGATAATAAATTACAGGAGAAAAATTATGTCTACATTATCTACACACTACGAGCACAACATAGAGTTGCTTAACACTTGGGCTACTGTCTGTGGTTCTACCTTGGATGCTATGGAGATCCCTTGGTGCTGCGAGGTTGACGAGCACGGCGATAGTGTTGAGTTCCGCATAGAATTCAGCGAGGCTGCTGATCCTACCACACAAGACAAGTGGAAGGGTGCGATCAACTGGGCGACCAACACTATGAGATCATTTGCCACTGTTGGGAATGAGAAGAACGGTGATCCTATCAACGGGGAAGGAACCTACTTTGACGGTTGCTATGGTGAGTGGTTCTCACTATGGATTGCTATTCCAAGAGAAATAGTCAACTCTGCTTTCAGTCAGGGTGTTCCTGTTCTGGATTACATAGGCTTCGTTCCTAATGAACCTCTTGCTGATGCTCTAAACGAATAAATTTTTTATTGCTTTGGTCTCGGCATAATGAGACCGTGTCCTAACAGACCGCAACTGGGTGCGATAATCCCTTGGAGAAAAATTATGTCTGTTAATAATTATAAGGTGGGTGCCCTTCTAACACCCGTCAAGTCCGCTGTCATCCGTCAGCTTAAGGATGCGAACACAGTAATTCTAACGGAGATCCATAAGGATCTTACCGTAAGGAAACTCAAAACATTCTACAAGAACCAGAACGGTGGTAAAGAGTGGGATGCTTGGGATGGTAAAGCGGATTGGATCTTCCTTTGCGGAGACTATGCCCGTGATCGTCATAGCCATAAGTCAAGTGCTATGCCTATTGTCTCTACCAAGAGTGAGGATAAGCCTAACCCTATCTATCAGGTTTGTGTCCTCCACTCTTTACACGACGGTGGGTCAAGCAAACACACTATCGTTTATCACAACACCGTTGGATTGGAACGAGCAATTGGTAAGTGTGGTCTCTTACCTATGGGTTCCAACAAGGCAGAGGTGGTAGAACACAACGAACAATTGCTTTGGCTAATCCGTAGTAGTCTCAACCTCTTACCTCTCTACACCAAGTTGGTAGGAGAGAAGCTTAACCTACCAGTAGGTTTCCGTTGTGAGATGGATCACAAACAATTCCCATTCCCTTTTACTTATGTGGTTGCACAGACCTACCAAGAGACAATTGGATCAATTCAGGATAGTGATGTTTACCTGAACCAAAAGAACAATAAGTTGCTGAATGACTTACAGTTGATCCGTTCTCGCCTCCGTGAGATGGATAAGGAAGTTGGTAATGACCGTGGCTTTGAGGCTGTGGTTCCTCCGGCCTATCGCTTGGAGGCTTGGCAACACGACTGTAAGGAATGGGTAATGGAGAACCTATTGTTTGAGGAAGAGCGACTGGATCTAATGAACGGCTACAAGTGTCCTACCAATAATGCATTCTTTCTATGGCAGAAATTCTTTGACGGATCTACTATGGAGGAGCACCGCAATAACCTGTGGCCTATCTTCATAGAGGTTGCGAAGGTTATGGCTGCTAATGAAGATGTGATGAGAGGACTTGTTTTGAGGACGGGCCTTGACACAGCAGAGAGAAGAATAAACTGGAAGGATCCTATGAATAGTGATCTAATAGACGAGACAATTGAGTGGGTACACAACTGTGTTGATGAACTCTCAACCAAAGGTTTTAACTCTGGTTGGATCTCCGGCTACTTGTGTTGCGATAGTGAGAACTATGGGAATTACCGCAACTCTCCACAGATCTTCTCTCGTCTCCTTCACAGGCTATTGATGAGCGGGGAACTCCGTGCCGCTGTCCTTACCCTCCCGTCTCCGCAGGAAGCCTTGTCGTTGATCTGGGACCCCTCTACGGAGCAGAATGTAAAGGACTGTGGTAGTGTGTTCTTCTATTATGAAGCAGCCGACTATGCTGCGAGCCGCAGTTATGGTTCTTCATTCGTAAGACGAGAAGACTATCACAGCAGAAAAAGAACCTACCCAACTATCAACGAGTTGGACTGGGATTAAAACAAATTGAGTTTGGGGTCTCAACAAAACCCCACCTAATAATTTTTTAAAGGATAAAAAAAAATGACTAAAACAAAAAGCACAAACAGCCGTAGTGTAGGGCTGGAACAATTCTACACAACAAAAACTATGACCGACTTGGTCTTGTCTCGCATCCGTAATAAGCCTTGGTTTAGATCGGCTACTGAATTTGTTGAGCCATCAGCAGGAGCAGGTGTCTTCGTTGATGAACTGATGAAGCAGTCTCCTCACACTCCGGTTAGAGCCTACGACTTACAACCAAAGCACCGCTCGGTAAAGAAACAAGACTACCTCAAACTAAACCTTGGCTACAAGAGAGGTCGTGTCTTCATAGGCAACCCACCTTGGGGCAAGAGACAACGACTAACCAAGCAGTTCCTAAACAAAGCAGCCAAGGAAGGAGACTACATAGTTTTCTTGGTTGGTGCTGGAATGCGGAAGCCTTCACTTATCACAGATGTAGAAAAGAAATTACACCTGATAGAGGAGTGGTTCTTTGGTGATGTAAAGTTTGAGGGACCTGATGGTTGTAAAGTCAAGACGGTTCTGCAAGTGTGGGAGAGACGGGACTATGATAGACCTGACTGGAAGCCAACGAAGACCAGTAGTTCCTTTGAGTTTGTCAAGGATCACACCGAGGCTGACTTTACTTTTACCACTCACGGTTCTCGCTGTGGAGACATTACTACACCACAGGTAAGTGATGAGAGTAGCACAAGCAGAAGACTTATCAAGGTCAAAGACGGTGTGGATAAACCTTATGTCTTATCTGTCTTTGCTGCTGTGGATTGGAACTCTTATGCTGCTGATAGAACCACAGGTCAAAGGAGTTTAGGAAGGAGTGAAGTGTTTGATCTGTTTGATCTTGCTGCTTCTACACAGATAAATTCTATCTCTGTCAGCTGAACTCCAAAGGTGGGAGGGGAAATTTCTTTCCCCTTCCGTTGGAGGAATTGATAATTGGCTTATCAATTTTAAATAGGAAATAAAAAGAGTTATGTACCTGAAAGGATAAAAAAGAATAACGATAATTTTAAGGAGTTGATAGGTAATGTCTACGAACCTATCAATTTAAATAGTTTACCCTTTCAGGTACATAACAAAACATAACATTTTGGAGATAATAACAATGTCAAATAAAAATAATAATAAGATAATAATAATTTGTTCTTACTTATATAAAAACAGAAAGAAAGAAAAGTCATAAAAATAATTTATTTTATTTTTATTTATGACTATTTTGTTTTTGTGTTTTAATTATACTGTAAGTAATAAAGATAATAATAAAATAAATAATAAATAAACAAGTAAAAAGAATAACAACTAACTATTTATTATGAGAGAGTAATTCTCTTTCAGTAATAAATAACATAAAGGAGAAAATAAAATGTTAAATAAAGATCATTACAATTTATTATTACAGGGTCATAAAGATCTTGGTTTCAGTTTCTATTTCTACAACACACAGAAACTATTTGGTAAGCATAGTAAAGCATTTATGGTAGAGCAAATTGCTAATAAACACTTTGATGGTTTCTATGAATTATCCAGTCAGTTCTTCTGTGATAGTAGTGAAAGAATTTTGAGACACAGTAGCAAACCTATGGATCAGTTTAAGAAATTGATGTTTACTGAATTTGACTTCTGGTTTAAGAACTACTGTAATAGAAACATTAGAAGAAGACAAAAGACTTTTCAGTCTCTTGACACACAGAGTAAGAAACATTTAGAAGCAATTTCAGTTGCTTCACATAAAGCACACCAAGAAGAAAAGGAGGTTATGATGCTTACAGACAGGATGGAAATGGTAGTAAAGTTTCTCAAAGAGAAAGCCACAGAGGACGAACACTTCATTATGGATTATGTTATGATGGATAATAAAACCAAGTCAGTCTACTGGGGTGGGAAGAAAACAAATGACCGTAAGTCAATTTCATTACCCAGCGGTAGGACTGTGTCTAAACAAACCTTTTACAACCTTGTAAGCAAGACCAAAGAGAAAGTTGCTTGGTGGGTAGAAGCCCAGTTAGACCAATAGGAGGAACGATGAAATGTCTACAAACGAATTTAGTAAAGATCTATTGGAGGGAATAGAAGCAGAGTTCATAACCAAGTTGTTCTTGGAAACAAACTTGGATTGGGTTGCAGATCAACTCGGTGTGGTAGAGTGTCTTGATATCTATTGGACTGATCCTGAAACAGACACAGGTGATCTACATTTGGATCAAGTAATTTGTGAAGAGGATAATGTTTTGACCTCGGCCAAATGCGAGGTGAAGGCAGCCAACAAGCAACCCTATTGGGACACCTTCTATGCAGAGTTCAGGTCCCTTGGATCTAATGGGTACTCTCATTACCTCGTAGATAAACCAAGACACATAGTCTATGTGGATCTGGTAGGAAAGAAACTCTATTGGTACGATGGAGCAGAGTTCGTTGACCGTGTAAAGAAGCGGCGACACTCTTGTAAGACCAACCGGTTTGGAACAGCCGAAGGTCTTTTATTTAGAACGACTGACCTTGACTTTGGTTTCCGGTTCGTCGCAGATGTAAAACAAATGTTCCATTATGTTAGGAGAAATTGCTATGAAGAGATCAAAGAAAGGTGCGAGAAAGTACAAGCACAAACAAACAAAGTCCCAGTCCATAAAACCTGTGAAGGATTACCCAACCTTGTTTGAGGTAAAGGGATCGTTTGACATAGACATAAGGCCCTCTACTTCTTCCGTTTTGTTAGACGAGAAACTTTATTTTTCTTTCCCTTCTGCCAAAACTTGCACGACCAGTACTTCGCTTTCGTCTTGTCTTTCGCCCCAGCCTTATCACAGCCGTGCCTGTCCCTGAAAGCCTTTCTTCTTTTGGGATCGTCTCGCTTTATTTCGCTCTTGGGATCACCGAACTTTACAGTCTTGGTGTTTCCCTTTTTGCTTTTGACCTTCACAGTAAATTTCTTTTTACCGTAGCCAGCCTCACCTTTCTTTATTCTTCGTGGTTTATTTAGAGCACCACTACTCTTCTTTTTCTTGGCCATCTAATTTCCCCTTGATGTAAGAGACATCGTCCTCCACCTTGTCAAGCCGCTGTGTAATTAGCATTATGCTTTCACGGTAAAGTTCTCTGTCTTGTTTATGTTGTTCTAACATAGTGTCTATTTGAGACAGGTGCTTATCAAGCCCACCTCTAACAAGAGGTAGTAAGTGTTTAACCACCAAATTGTAAATGCCGATAAGAACAGCGGATAATACAACAAGTGCACCGAACGGACCCATAATGAGGGCGAGTAATTCTTCATAATTCATAGTCTCCTTCTCCGTAAGTTATGTAAAAAGAAAGAGGTTTTTTACAGAAACCTACATTAAAAACTGTCCTCCAACGGAGAGGAAAATTAAACCAGCAGAACTCCAACGATCAAAATTTTGTCGTTAGAAGTAGGTGCCGCACCAAAGGTGACATCAATATCACTACCGTTATTAGCAGCGGTGTATTGATCTTGACCCGAAGGTGAACTCGCTACGATCTCCATAAGCAAACCGTTTCTAAACACAAGCAATCCTTCTTCACCACCGGTATACATATTCTTACCAGTCATAGTAAAAACAGTAGCAGTACCGTTCGCAGTAAAGTTTTGTCTTGCCGGCTGAACCGCAAGTTTAGGACCAGAGACAACTGCATCAGCCAATTTAGCACTGGCATCAATAGCACCGTCAGCGATCTGGGTCGCCCCAACACCGTCGTCTGCGATCTTTAAACCGCTCGCTCCTACTGCGAGAGTAGAACCGTCAAGGTCAATAGTAAGGTCGCCGACAGCAGCAGATCCGTTAAACGAGGTCATAGACACACCGTTCCCTGCTGTTAGTGCTGCGAGGTTAGAACCAAGAGCAACACCAGAGATAGTGCTGTTTGCTAATTTAGCATTAGCAATTGACCCAGCCAACTTCGCATTACCAATAGCATTATCAGCGATGTAAAGACCGTCAGCATCTCTGGTGAGAGACCCACCACTTTCAGTCTTGATCTTTACGGCAAGTTTATCACTATCGGTGCCGATGAAAGCAAGTGCTCCATCAGTAGCAAAGTCAACGGAAATTACATCCGGATCTCCACTATCATCAATAGCGATACCATTACCGCCCGAAAAGGCATCAGGTAATTGTGCATCAACATAAGACTTATTGGCAGCCTCGTTTGCCTGTGTTGGTGTTGCCACCAAGATCTCTCCCGAAGAAGCAAAGTCAAAAGTATCGGCGAGTTCCAACTGACTTGATCTAATTTTAATAGCCATAATAATATCCTCCATTTATGGTTGTTAAGAAGGTTGATAAACCACATAGAGCACGGAGCCTGTCTGTGGTGCATCTACCAAAGTAAATGAATTGCTACTACTCACAGATGCTTCCACACCCAGTCGTTGCAACACTCCATTCACATAAATAAATACTTGCTCTGGAAGGAAAGACCCCGCAGTAGTGAAAATAGTTTCGCTTCCATTTACCTGCGAGGTAAGATCTTCCTGTTTTAAATTTGGTGCTTGGAACACTTTTGAGTAATTTATTCTCGGCATTACGACTGCCTCCAAGTTATTTCTATTTCATTTAGAGTAAAGGTATGGTTCTGTGTTTTGATAAAGAAAAATAAACTATCGTCCTCCGCCACCCACACAGCATCAACAAGAAAAATAGCCGAGAACTTACCACCAGAAATGTCTGCGATAAGTGAGGCTTCGGTAGGCTCAATTACCATCCGTGTGCCGTCGCTGTTCTTGTAAGCACACAGAGTTATGTTGTCGCTTGCTCCACCTGATAGTGTGCCTGTAATGCGGATCAATTGTAGGTTGCCGTAGAACTCTTCACCTTGGTGATAGGTTGGTAATAAATTAAATTCTACTTTCCTATCTGTGCTGTAAGTTGTGGTAAAGGCTTGGGACAAACCTAACTTCTCTTTCGCATAAAGTCTGTTTCTTACAATACTCATTTCTTCTTTCTCCTGTGTTGATACGGGATCCTCTTGGGTCCTGTCTTCGCAGACTTAAATTTCTTTTTTTCTGCTGACGACATTTCCTTTGTGGTCTTTGGTGTCTTGGAAGAAACCCGTTTGGATGGACGACAAGCAGGATAAGGTCTGCCTTGTTTATCTTTACCAGATCTACCGCACTCCTTACCTGTCTTTACATCAACCCATTTCTCTGCGAACCAGCGACCCAATCCGCCACGAGGTTTACTTTTTCTTTTTGCCATTTGACTTCCTCGTTGTGTATCCACCACCTCGTTTCTTGTAAGTTCTTACAAGCCAAGCATTAGCATAAGCAGAAGGGTACACTTTAAACTTTCGTTTGGCTTCCTGCTTGACTTTGTTATACAACTTTTTGTTGGTGGGTTCGTTCTTACTTGCCATAACCTATGGTCTCCTTATGGGTCATTTGCTTCCCATATTGTTCTTTACCCGCCGAGACTTCTTCTTGGCTGGTCCCTTCTTTGCCGGCTTCCGTTTTGGTGCTGGCTTCTTCTTGCCCTTCTTTGGTTTCAGGGACTTTGGTGCTTTACTGTATTTCATTTTTTCTTCCTTTTAGTTGTTTTCTTTTTTTTCTTTTTGAGTGCTTTGAGATCTGCTGCTGTAATTTTCTTACGAGGGTTTGCAACCGCAGCAAGTTTTTTCTGTTTAGCACTATACTTTTTGTACGGCATAATGTTCTCCTTTATTTCCGTGGTGCTCGCTTGGATCGGTTCGCACCTTCCAAGTCTTTCTGTAATTGTTTGTAGAGGTCTACCTCCATCTGTAAGTAGGTTGGAACTACTATTGGTGTTTCCAATCCAGAGATAAACAATTCGTAAGTTCCGGCTTTACCTTTACGGTAGTCAAACTTACCTTCCTCATAGTTGTTGAGGATTAGTCCCTCTTTTATTTCGCTTCTCGTCCAGTCGCTCAACGACCTATCAATAGCGAGCAAGGCAGAGAAAGCCTTAAACACTCGGTAATTATCTTCACCTTTCTGTGAGCCAAACTTGTAAGCATAACCTCTCTCTCTAAACTGTGGATCCATAGAGGGGTCTGCTGCTACTCTTGCTTTACCTCTTACAGGTTCAGCAGGTTGGAGATCAAAGAAGGTCATAAGCCCAAGATCGTTTATCAGTCCTGACTGTGTAAGATAAATAAAGTCGCTGTCCGGCAAGTAGCCAGTAGCAGTAGTAGAACTTCTGTTTGTAAATTCATCAACATAAACTCTTGATGCTTGTTGTATCAAAGGGTTTCGTGAGACTGCTTGTTTA